GCCGCCGATGCCTTCGATCTTGTTGCTGGCGTTGTTCCAGTCGCCGGGGACTGTCCACGCCGTGCCGCTAGTCAGGAAGATCGTCGGCATGGGGCTAGCCGTGCGTGATCGTGCCCGAGGTCAGCGTCAGCGTCTGCCCGGCGGTAACCACCGTAGTCGTCATAACGATGTCCGTCCCGCTGGCCCCGACCGTGAGCCCCGAGATCACGATGTTCCCGCTGCTGTCCTTGATCCGCGCGATCGCCGCCGTGCCAGCCGCGGCGGCGTTCACCGAGAGCGGCACACCGTTGACCGTGATCATCTGGCTGGCCTCGCTAAAGCTCGGCCGCTGCAAAACGATCGTGCCGAGGACCGCGGCGTAGCCGCCGGTGCAGATTTCCAGCGTGCCGGGGCTGCCGCCCGCATCGACTGCGGTTACGACGGCCTGCATGCGAGTATCCTTGAGCGGGTTCGCGTAGGTGACAGTCATCAGCGTAGTCCCGGGACAAAAAGAAAGAGGGTCAGGAGCACGGCCGCGATCCACGCCAGCCAGGACGTTGCCCAGTTGAAGGAAGTCACCTGGGGAACCGGCAGCATGCTCAGAAACCAGAGGAACAGGTCGACGATCAGCAAAATTTCGAGGACCATCGGAGGGCTCCCCTATTTGCCGCGGCGCCCGCCGCGGTAGTTCGGCCCGCCAGGCGCGGCACCTTTCGAGCGGGCGATGTTGCCGATCACGCCACCGGGCACGCCCTGCGCCTTGAGCTGCGCAGCGCGGCCACCGCCGCCGAGCGCGTTGGACTTGCCTGCGAAAGAACCGGTCTTCTTGGTGCCGCCAGGGACAGGAACGCGTGCCATGTCTAGCCTCCATCAGGGGGTCGGAAACCGTGCGCCGCCCTGCGCGCCGCGCGGGAGTGAGCCGCCGGTGCCGGGGCGGTTGCCGTTGGAACCATAAATTTGCATCGGGGGAACCCGCGGGCCGAGCGGTCCCGGGGGGTTGTTAGTCGCGTTGGTCATGCCCTGCGCCGCCTGGGCGTTGGGGTCCTGGTCTGGTCCCGGGGGCCTCGGCGGGCCTTGTCCGGCGCCATCAGGACCCCCCGCGGCGTTGGGACCGGCAGGCGGCGCCGGGGGGCGCCCCTGCAGCTGGTTGAGGGCTTCCATGCTCGGCAGGCCCGCGGCGAACGCCTCGGAGAGATCGATATCGTCGCCCATACGCCGGATCAATTGGCGGGCCAACCACTCCGGCGAGATGCCCGGGATGCGCTGCAGCAGCGGCGCCAGCTGGGTAAAGACCTGGACATCCTCCTGGCGGTTCGGCGGGCCATTGGCGCCGACATCGACCTCCAGCCAGACATTGTCGGCGACACTCTGCGGATCGAGCTGCGGCCACACCGCGCCCGGTCCCACGACTTTCTGGACGGTTTCCAAAGAGACGTTAAGGACCAGTATCTGGCTCGCCGCCAACGCCATCTCGTCCATCACGTCGTTGATGTCGTCGATCGTCGAGGTCGTGTCGGTGGACTGGCTGAACTGCGCGACCGAGACCTCGGTCGCTGTCGCGCCGGAGGTCGTCCCGTTATCGGCCTGGTCGGAGCCCAGAACCCGCAGAACATCCTCGAACACCGGCGCGGTGTCGTAGACCGCCGGGTCGATCGGCGGCATCTTGATCACCTGCAGCACATCGTCGATCTTTTGTCCCGGGCTTAGCGCGTTGAGTTCGAGCAGCGCGTTCGCCGGGTGGGTGCGGAGCTTTTCGAGATCGGGTTCCTCCAGCAAACCCGCCGCGACCGCGGTCTTGGGGCGGTTTGCCCGCCGGTGCTCGCGCAGCCCCTGCCGCGCGCGGTTGAGTTCGAGCTGCATGTCGCGGACCAGGTCGATATCGGCCTGCGGATAGAGCGTCTTTTCGTCGTAACCCTCGTTGAGGGTGATCGAAAACCACGGCCAGAACCGGGTTGTCGGGGTCTCCGGCGGGCTGGGTTCCTGCAAAAAGTCGCTGTAACCGTCGCAGACGACGTAAACGTTGCCATCCTTGCGGTTATAGATTTCCCAGACACAGGCAAGTTCGTTGCAGTCGTCGCTTTCGCCGGGCTCGTCGGCGTTGTTGCCGCCACCCCCGGCGTAATAGTGCTGGCCCCCGGTCGAGTTGCCGTCCTCGTCGTAGGAGATAAACCCGGAGCCGACATCGATCATGTAGACTTCCTCGATCTCGTCCGGGGTCATCAGGTATTCCTGGGCCACCCAGTCGGCGCCGAGAAAGCCGCGCAGCGTGCGGCAGCGCGGATCGGGGATGATCGCCGTGCTGTCGGGGTAATCAAAGGTCAGCCCCTCGCGGACCACCAGCTGGCCCTCCTGCGTGAGGCTCTTGATGGCGAGTTTGAGTTCTTCCGCGTCGGCGTCGTCGCTGGTGAACTCCTCGTCGGAGAGATCGGCCGCCAGGCGCTCGATATTCGCCAGGCGCTCGCTCATATCCGCGATGCGGTGCTCGATCTCCGGGCGCATCTCCATCGCCCGCTGAAAACCGAGCTTGACATAGCCGACACCGGCGACGATCGCGCGCCGGATCGACATCTTCATCCCGCCCTTGAACGAGTGGTTCTGCTCCTGGATGTTGTAGTCGTAGAGAATTTCCAGGGTGCGGCCGACGCGCTCGGTCATATCGGCAAAACGCTCGACCATCTGGGCGTCCTGGAGGATAGCCATCGCGTTCGGGTCGATAATGCCGGTCTGACGGCCCATCTGCAGACTTTGCTGCGCCTGGACGAGCTGCTGCATCGTGCCGTTCCAGGTCTGCGCGACCAGTTTCGGCTTCGACTTTGCCTTCATCGTCGGGTTGTTCGGGTAGAGTTCCGCCGTGCGCTGGAGCACATGGCGGATACAGATGTTGGCGACGTAACGATCGTCGCGTTTGTCGCTCTCGACGATCTCCGTCCCGGGCCACTGACGGCCCTCGACAAACTCCATGTTCGAGCGCATGCGCTTAAAAGGCTTTTCCCAGTGGCGTTTTGCCCGTTTGACCCGGTTTGTCCAGCGGTTGACGAGTTTGCGCCGGGGCTCGTCGGGATCGGGCTTTTCACGGCTGACAAAGTCGTTTCCGGCGCCCATCTGGGCCGGAGTTGGTCCCGGGACCGGTGGAGTGGGAGGAGTCACCGGTCCCGGGGTTCCGCCGAAGGGCGCACCTGGGGCGCCAACCCCCATCAACGTCCCAGCCATCGGCGAACTCATCACCAGCCCCCGCCGCCGAAGCCAAGCCGGACGCTCTTTTCGGCCTGGTCACGCTGCATCTTGAGCCAGCCAAAGGTGTTTTCGGTGGGCAGGTCGGCGTTGGGGTCGGCGCGCTGACCCATCGGCACCTGGAGAGTCAGCCCGAGCCCGATATAGGCCAGCGCGTCGACAAAGTCGTCGTGCGCGTCGTAGGGGAATTTGAGCATCTGGTCCCGCGCGGCGGGCCACCAGGGGGCGCGTTCGGGGAATTTGACCCGCCCCATGCTGAGCCGCCCCTGGATCGACTGCGCGCGGGTCTGTTTGTCCGCGATCGGCTGCATCTCGATCAGGCTGCAGAAGGTGTGCGTCTCCAGCATGCGCTTGCGGAGAAACGGCCCGATCGACTTCGAGATATGCGAGCGCTCCGCCCACCAGAAAAGTGGCCGGTGCAGCTTCATCATGCGCAGCATGCTCTCGGTGGTCTGCTCGGCGGTCATGTGCCGCCAGACGAGGTCCGGGAGGACCCAGATCGTATCGTCCTGGTCGACCCCGATAACTAAGAGACAGGTCTTATCCGACCCCTGTTTGAGGGCTACGGCGTGGTCCGAAGCCGCGTAGTGGCGGAGGTGTGATGGTAGGTCGTTAGGACGATAAGTCTGGAGCCAGTCCACACTGAAAAACGTGCCCCCGGCGGGGGAGGGTCGACCCTGGTAAAGGGCGCTGAAGCCTCGCACATCACGCCGTTGCAGGCTTTCCAGATAGTCCTTGCCAAACCGGGCGGGCCAGAGGGGTTCGCCGACGGGGCGCTTGAGAGGGTCCTTGCCGTCATCGGCGGATAAGGCCGGAAGATCGATGATATGCCACTGCATCGCCTCCATCGGGTCGTAATAGGAATTATGCGGGTCGGTCAGCCGCCCGATCAGGTCGTCCTGGTGCCAGCGGGTCTGGATGAGAAGGATGCGCCCGTTCTCGTCCATCAGGCGCGACGCCATGACCTGGGTAAACCACGACCAGAGCGTGTCGCGGATGGTCGGGCTGTCGGCCTCCATGCGGTCCTTGATCGGGTCGTCGATCACCAGGAGATCGCCGCCGCGGCCGGTCGTCGTCCCGCCGCGCCCGACAAACGCCATGATGCCGCCCTCGGTGGTTTCGAGGCGGTCTGACGCCTTACTGTCGGTCCCCAGGACCGTGTTCGGGAAGACCTGGGCGTAGGCGGGCGACACCATGATGTCGCGCACCGCGCGGCCGATATCCTGGCTGAATTTCTCGTTGTAGGTGCCGAAGATCGTCGAGCGGTCGGGGTGCTTGCCGACATACCAGGCGAGGAACTTCTTGCTCGCGAGTTCGGTTTTGCCGTGGCGTGGCGGCAGGTTGATGATCAACCGCCGGAAGCGCTCGCCCTTTTCGAGTTCCTCGAGCGCGGCGCAGATCACCCGGTGAAAACGCTGCGCCTCGTAGCGGCTGAAGTCCGGATCATCGGGGTTATCCGCGGTCGGCATCATCAGCCGGGTGAAGGCGAGCATCGAGCTTTCGGCGTCGATGATCGCGATCAGCCGCTTGAGAACCAGTTCGTAGCGGGCGACCTCGGGGCTCATGGTCCTGGCGACACCGGGCGGTTGTCACCGGCGACACAGGTCGGCGGGGTCTTTGGCGGGTCGTAAGGCGGGTTGTCGATATCCTCCTCGATGTGCGGGAGATC